CTAATACCATATTTCCCACTGACTACCCCGTCGTTCGGTGTCAGACTGATGAGGCACACCGTGGCAGGGTCGAATATAACTACGGTAGCCACCATGCCCGCAAGCGTTAGTGTTGACTACACCACCGTTAGTTCCATGCAACTCGTTTCAGATCAGAATACTGACGGAAATGATCGTGAGCCTTTTTACCTGTTCGACGATACTTACATTATCAAAACAGTTTTAGATATTATTACCGCCGCTGGTGTTGAAGCGGTAGTGGAGGTGACGACATGAGCGGCGGATCACGCGATTTAGTAAGGTTTGAGGCGAACGAGCGAGTCGATCTTCCAGACATGGAGGCAGTGCAAGACAATGCGCGTTCGGAGTCTCGGTTGGCGACATACGCCACAGTTACAGGTGGAGGCAACAACCTGTTAGGAACAGGCAGCTTGTACGCAACAGGACAGCGATTCGCTATCAAACCGTTCGCCTGCACGACTACAGGCACTCAGATCACTGTAATAAAAGGTCTTGGATATGGCGGTGTCACTGATCCAAACGGTGTTGTAGAGTACGGGGTCACCTTCGGTCTTGATGGCGATGCCTCTCAGACAGTAGACATGAGTGGCAAGGCCACAGGCACCTATGCTGTCCAAGTTAGACCTACCTTCGACGCAGGTGCCTCTGGTACTCGTATCTTTTGGGATGCAGGTGCTGCTGCTGAGTCAGCTAGTGCTGTTGACACTCGTAAGATTACAGGTTGGACAACCCTCATCGTACTAGCCTCGGCACTGGACGATAGGGCGCTGACAATCGGGATTTTCGCGTGGGACTTGCCGACTACCACCATCTCTACTTTCCTCGAATACCAGTTCCCCGTATACGACGCGCTGTACACTTATGCACCTGCGTCGGGTATCCTAACTGTCCCACAAGAGTGGTGGAATACTGTCGCACTCGCTGACCCGTCGAAGCGTGATCCCACGACACACCGCGCTCAACTCACTACCTCACTGGTAGACTTTACAGCAGTAACCCGTGGGCAAATAGCGACGATCTTAGGAAAAGACTATTGGAAGGCGCTACCCTCACTGCTAACCACTGTCAGGGCAGGCGTCGGCGGTGTCGGCGATGCCGTCAGCCTAGACATGCTGCGCGATCATATCGACGCTTCGGTAGATCCTCACGGCACTACCTGCACAGTAGGCTCTGTTTCGTTGACCTGTGGTACATTCAATGCGACAGGTACGGTGACTTTAGGTAACGCAGCTTCGACGCATACAGTTGCTGGTACAAGCTGGACAGACAACTCCACGGACACCAACTTCATGGGGGATGTAAACATCCACAACGACATTATCATTCACGGTGCAGGTGCCCTACCGTCATTCAACTCAGCCCTCACGACTTACCGCGCTTTCAGTCCTATGGATATGACGCGAGTCGAAAGCACTAGTCTCATGACTTATGCCAACGATGGTGCCACAGTGAAATGCAAGACGGCATCACCTGCCGTCAACCTATATCTACCGCTAAACAACAACTGGGCAGCGACAGCATCAGTGACGGGGGCATCGATCAACTCGATGTGGGTGAGCTTGAGTCAGTCTATAGGTTCAGGTGCTACTGTACATGCTTCTAACTGGACAGTTATAATCGAGCTACAGCGCAAAAATACCATCTGGTCTAACAGTTCTTGGACAACTCTGTTCTCGCAAGGGTTCACAGATGCAGGTATAGGTGGTTCCGAGCAGGTGCTAGATCTTACCGCTTATGTTACAGCTTTGAGCGCAGCCGAGAAGCTCATTCACTACGGTGAGGTTATGCAGCTACACATCAAGTTACTACCTATCGACAGTTCAGGGACATGGTCGGCAGCCGACACAGATAGTGCGTGGCTCAACGGTGTTTTCGTCGGGTGGGAATCTTGGAGTTTACAACCGTAAGGAATAAGGAGAGAAGACATGGCTACTAATAAAACATCATCGACGAGACTCAAAATCGTCATCATCGCAGTTGGTATTGCTATCTTGAAAGAGGTAGCAATGCAGTTTGGAGTAGAAGTTACACCAGAGACATACTACTCTATTGAAGGAATGCTCTTAGCACTAGCAGGTTTGGATACTGTCCGACCGCTAGGCCAGTACGGTGACACAGCCGTAGTGGCTGAAGAGCCTACTGAAGAGCCTGCTGAAGAGGTAGCAGCCGAGTAAGTTCACATAGTGCGTGACACCTTCGCCTCATCTGCCATTACCACCACCATACAGAGGTGACGGGATGGCAGGTGAGGCGAATGTCTTTGCAGTTGAGGATAGGCGTCGTGGACGCTACGGACTAATCTACCTAGAGGACATCGATCACGACGACTTCAGGGCGCTACCATCAGGTGCGAAGCTGGTGTACTTTGCGCTACTACCATTCGCAGCCGCTGCGACAGGGCGAGCCTACCCTAAAGCTGAGACTTTAGCTCGCATAACAGGATTGTCAGTTAGAACAGTTCGTCGTGCGACTGCTGACCTCGAAGGCGCTGGTTTCATCGAAGTCAGCAAGAAGCACCTGTCAGAGTGGCGACGGGTGAACCTCTATACGCTGATAGGCAAGGTATGAGAACGATAATCGAGATTGGTAATATTACCTCTAAGATCTCGACGACTAAAGAGGCGCTGAAGGTTGTCAGGCATAATGTTGCCTATCGCGCCCAAATCATGCCGACCATCGACGCTCAGCGCATCATCAAAGGCTATTTCCACAGCCGACGGCGCTACGGCACCCACAGCGACATCGCTTCACTTTTTGGACACACTGAGACAGCGGAAGAGCTGGAAGCTGTTGGCTGTACGCCTGACAATCTCACAGGGACGATGTTAGAAACGACGCTCAGGCAAAGAGGCTACTGGGACGGCTGGCAGCGCATGGTTCAAAGTGACGGTTCTTTCCCCACTGGCCTTACACCGCATGTCACCAGAGCCTTAGAGCTAAGGTGTGACATCACAGATTGGATTGTCAGCGACAAGCGCGGGACAGCGCCAAGGGGAAAGCCTCTGCCAATACCTGATCTGTTCGACTATCAGCAAGCGGCAGTTGATGCCTTTCTTGAAGGTGGGAGAGGCGTCATCGACTTACCGCCAAGGGCGGGCAAAACTCGCATAGCCGTGGCCATAACAGCTTCTTTAGGTTTGGAGACACTCTACATCGTGCCTAGCGTCGGACTAGCTAAGCAGACAGCTTCAGTTTTCAACGATCACGGCTTGTCAGCAGTTCAAGTGACAGGCGGCAGACCTAATGCCAAGAAGCAGCGGCAGATGCAACAAGCTCTAGTCTGGATAGCTACGCCTCAGACGGCGGCTAAACTGTCAAATGTCGCTAATCGAAAGCTACTCATATTTGACGAGTTCCACCATGCGGCGGCAAAGACTTGGAAGGCTGTGTCGGAGGCAGCGCCAGCGGCTTGGTGGCGACTAGGGCTGACAGGCACCCACTACCGCGCAGACGGCAAAGATATGGAGATGGCTGGCGTGTTAGGCCGTTCACTATACAGCGCATCTGTGGCGGGTATGGTGGAGAGAGGTCGCCTAGTGCCAGCTAGGATAGCTATGTTGCGAATCCACAGCAAGGTAGGCGGTTCAGGAGGCCACGAAGTCTACAGTGCAGGTGTCGTTGACCACGCTGAGCGTAATAGGGCGCTAGTTATGGCAACGAATGAGCTAGTCAGACAGGGGCGGCGGGTACTTGTACTGACGAAGGAAGTGAGACATGCGGAAGATCTGTCGGCAGCTATACCCTTCAGTGAGCAAGTAGATGGTAGAGACAATGATGCTGTTGACACAGCACTCCTACGCTTAGCGGCTCGCGAGATCAAGGTAGTTGTAGGCACATCAGTTATAGGTGAAGGTCGAGATGTACCTGCCTGCGATGCTCTAGTTTACGCAGCAGGTGGCAAGTCGAAGGTCAAGGTCAAACAGGACTATTTCAGAGCGCTGACAGCCTCTGAGGGCAAGACAGGCGCTATCATCGTAGATATGGCAGATTGTCAGCATGAGGTCTTGACACGGCACAGCGCTGAGCGTCTTCGCCTTTATGAAAGTGAGGGCTGTTTTACAGTGGACATCTTAGAAGTCGGTGAGTTCAAAACATGGAGTAGTAAATGACGAAAGACGCATGGAAAAGGCGGCTAGGTGACTCGGCTTGGAGTTACATCACAAATCTGAAGCTCAAGACACTGGAAGAGGAGGGGCTAGAGGAGGTAGCTGCTGAGTTGCTTACGCGCCTGTATGAAGCAGGCTGGCGAGGGCCAGAAGTTGCACCTGTTATCGACCCCAGAGGGACAAAGGTGCTATGGCAGAATGGACTCCAACGAACGGCAGTTCTGACGACTGAAGGCTTATTGAGATATTGGGAAGGGAAGGGTCATCACTGGGTGCTTCTGCGTGTCAACCAACTATGTAAGGCGACGGCAGGTGCGCTTGCTCCGAGACTTCAAGAGGTGTTACATGCTTACGAAACCCAATGTGAGGCTGACAATGTTGAAGCGCTACCTAGTTGGGCAGACTGGCGAGTATTCGTAGGCGGTGAGCAGCCAGTTATAGACGCCGCTACCCTGCATGAGAAGCTGAAAAATGGTGAATGATGTTGAACGCTTCGTAGCCATTTACAACGATGTGACAAAAGAGCAGACCAAGGCGCTGGGTATGAAGCCTCGCAACCCCACATCGAGACTGACAATCCGAGAAGTCGAGGATTATCTGGCGTGGGCAAGCAAGAATAGCGTTGATCCAGCACTGTTCATGCGGGCTAGGCACGACGCGGCAAGCGGGGCAAGGATCGCGATAAAGCACTTATCGTCAATAGGTGAAAACTTTATATCTAACTACCGTCAATGGGGTGAGTGGCTACAGTCCATGCGAGCGACGAACGAAAGGTTCAAGGCTGTACCAGATTTCAACGGGACAGAAACCGCACTCACACCACTACATAGAGCAGGCAAACTTGCGTTAGCTGACGACAGGCTTGTGTGTATGCTCTCACCAGAGATTAGTGGTGGGTGGCACCCACAAAGTTCAGATTGTCAGGGGTGCAAGGAAGCAGAACCTTGTAAAAAGCGCTTGAGTCGCACGACACGGCGTATCCGTGAGTGGAGAAATAAATGAATGGTGCAAGCGAGTTTGGTGTCGAGTTTCAGCGTCAACTGCTAAGGGCTTGCCTAGCCGACGGTGGCTTACGAGCATTGGTCAAGCGATACATCAACGATGGCTCGCTAGGCTACACAGATCCAGCATCGGCGTGGGCGTGGGGCGTCGTATCTGCTACAGACAGCCCTTCACTCTTGAAGCTCAGAACAGAGCTAGGGCGGCTTGTTAGCGATGACCCTGTGAAGGTCGGCGTCGAGACGCTGCTGGCGATGCCTGACGACTATCGTGATAATGAGTATGCGAGGTCTGAAGTTGTCGAGTGGGCAAGACAGCAAACATTTATAGCAGGGTTCAATGCTAGTCGAGATGCTTGGAACAACGGGGATAGTGCCGAAGCCTACAGCACGATGATGCGACATATCGAAAAGATGGACGATCTGAAGCTGGAAGATGCTGACAGGGGCTGGTTTTTTCAGGAGTTGGCAGATCGCCAAGCTAGGCGAGAGGACGGTTTACGAGTAGTGAAAGGTATACCATCAGGTGTGCATAAACTGGATGCCGCTATGAATGGCGGATTGTCAGCAGGCGAGCTTGAGGTAGTACTAGCTTATTCAGGTATTGGTAAGACTTTCTGGGCAGTTCAGCGTGGTTTCGTAGCGGCTAGGCTTCGATGTCGAACGCTACATTTTGTACTGGAAGGCGGCCGAGGCAAGACTGAAGACCGTTACGAGGCTAGGTTCGCGCAGACGCTGTACCATGAGGTCAAGACGGGTAATATCGACCCTGACAGAATGGCGGCAATGCAACGGGAATACGCTAGAATGAAAGACTTGCTAGTCGTGCGAGGCTTCGGAGATAGGCAGCAGTGGCAGGTAACATACGA